GAAAATGAAATCTTGGTCAATGCTTTGTGTGTGTTTTTCCAATAGTCTTCTGACTTCATTTTTAATTCTGTTTTTAATTTAAGATTCATCTTTACGGTTTTGTCTAATTCGTTTAATGCGTCTCTAATTTCTCTCATTGAACGACCAATCTTTTGTTTTGGTGTCATTGATTCGTCATTTCTCCAATCGTGATAACGACCTTCACCTAACATTTGTTTGGTTTTAAAAGTTTGTATAAGTTTTTTTATTTCTGAATTAGCTGTTAGGATATATTCATAATAATCATTGTATTGTCTATCTTTAAGTGTTTTATCACCAACATTAGAAATCTTTGTAAAATCAATTCTTAGTTTTTCTAAACCTTTTTGAACTTTTTGTAATGCACTAATTTCTTGATTAGTGACTTCTTTAACGAATTGTTTTTTACCTTTGTTAAAATTAACACCTTTTGGTTTTTTGTTAGATGCTTTTCTAATATTTGCCATATCGTCTAATGTTTTGATAAACTTTTTAGGGTCTTTTTCAAATGCGTTGTATATCTGATATGATTCTGCAAATCCAAATAATTCATCAAGAGATTCTTGTTGTGCTCTTGATAGTTTTGGAAATTGTGTAAAGTCTGCAAATGGTTGTGATTCATTTACTGGTTTGTATCCTGCTGCACGAGATATTTTTTTTCTTTTCTTTTTGTCTTTTTTTCTACCACCACTAAATGCGTAAGGTGTAAAGTAATGACCTGGCCCACCTGGTGCGACACCTGCTGAGTAAGTTGTAGACGCTTCGTCTACTTCTCTTTTGTGTCTTTTGACGATTTCCATAACGTGTAGTTTGATAAAGTTAGTATCTCTTTCAAAATCCTCACCAATCATTTCAGCTACTCTACCTAATTGAAAAGAAATAATGTTTGTTAATTCTATTCCGTGTTCAACTGGGTCGTGGTCAACTTCTTCACCATTAACAACTTGTTTTTCCATTTCAAATAAATGGTCTAAATCTTTTGCAGAACTAATGATTAATTCCTTAGCTTCATCACTAAGGTCTTTTTCCATTAATTTTTGATAAAGAATAACTGCAGACCTGCAGATATCAAAATGTTCGGTTTGAAATCCTAAGATATCAATGTTTTCACCACCACCGAAATGTTCTGGTTTATCATTCTCTTGTTCATTTAACTCTTGTAAAACAAGAGCACGAATAGCTTCTTTTAATTTACTTACTTTGACGCGTCTGGACATTTTTGATTTCCTTAATTAGTTCATAATATCTCATCAATGCAACCACGTGTTTATCTTTTACGACTTTACCTTTTGTAGCTGAGTCAGTATAGTCAATTGCTTCAGATAATTTAATCTTAGTAATTTTATCGTTCACTTTAGGAAGTAATGACTTCAGAGCTTTTTTGATTTTAATTACTTCTGAATCGATAAACTCTTTCAATGAATTTGTGTTAGATACATTGTTGATATATTGTTTCAACAAGTTTTTTTGATTTTCATTTAGAGATTTATACTTAGAATTAAATTTATCTACTAATAATTGATAACTTAACAACCTTAAATCTTTGTCTTGTTCGGAATATTCACTTATGTTCTGTTTTTTTACTCTTGATTGTTTAGTTTGAGTAATATGTTCAGTAATAGTGATTGATGAATCTGTTTTTTGGACTGGCCCAAAGTCTTCTTTACCAACTTCTGATTGAAAAACACGATATACTGATGCAAGCACCTTAAAATTAGGAATTCTTGTGTTAAAGAATTCTTTTATATCATAATTCTCTTTAATTGTTTTAATTAAATTGTATTTTTCATTTGCCAAACGACGATTTGACAATTTTCTACGACTTTTGACTACTGCCTCTAATAAAGATGATGCGTGAGTCAAGTTTTTGTATTTTTTATTTAATAAGATTGAATATAATTCGTATTCTTTACCTAATTCAGTATTTTTATTGAAGAATTCCTTAAATAATTTAACTGATTTAGAGTTTTTGTCATCATTTATCACGTCGACAGTTATCTGGCGTGATAAAAGTTCATAAAGAATACCTGTATTCTTTATCTTATTATGTTTAACATAAGACATTTGAGCTCCAAAGTATTTTTCTGTATTTTATCAATAATAAATATAAAACTTTTGAGAAATCGGTATTAATCTTGACCGTTTTCCTCTTTATATTCATTATATTCTTTTTCTAATTCATCTACTTGGTTAGTTTCTTGTATTATGTTTTTTGACTTTTTTACACCCATTGTTTTTTTCAAGGCGTCGTAGTGTGCTAATGCTAATCCTCTACGATTCTTTGTTTGTTTTCCTAATGGGTCGCGACCTCTTGCTCCACTATCTTTGAATGGTTTATTCATTTCTTGTGGACGACCACCTTGTTGGTCTTCTGGTCTGTCGTCCTCTCCATCATCAAACGGGTCAAAGATAGAACCTGCTACGGTATCCGGTGGTGTTTGAGCATCGTCTTGTCCGATACCCACGGCTGCCATATCACTTGGTGTTCCAATTGACTCTCCTGTATCCATTGGGTCATTACCTTCCATTTCAATCTGTGAGTGTCTGAATTTTTGTTTTTGGTCATCAATGATTTGTGCTTCAATATCTACTTTTTCTTTATCAGAAAAGTTAAAAACATTATCATATACCCAATTGTAAGGTAGGATTTTATCTTGTATCATATCACGAGCTAATGAAACTTTCTGTCCGAACAATTCAATTTTTTCTTGTTCATACATTGTTGAAGGACTTGCTAAATGTAATTCAAAGTTTACCAAGTCTTCATCTGTATATCCTTGTGAATATAAATGAACAACTGCGATTTTTGTTAACTCTGATATAATAATTCTTTGTATTCTTTCAATAGTTCTGGCAAATCTTACATCTTCTGCTGCAAGTGTCGCTTTACCACCGACATTTTCATCAAACCCTAAGAATGCTTTTGGTATTCTTAGTGATGCCAATAATTTGTTTTTTAAATACTCAACATCTTCTGTTGAATCATAATCAATACCACCCAATTCATTGATTTCAGTTCCACTATCTCCACCACGAACTGGCATAAAGAAATCTTCTGTTAAGTTCTGTATATTGTATTTTAAATTATACTCACCTGTCGCTTCATCAATAATAGGTGTCTTCTTCATCTTATTGATGATTCTTTGCATATAGTTATCAACTTCGTTTGGTGGTATATTACCAATGTCAATCTTGAATACTCTCTTAGAAGGTGCTCTCATAATTCTGTGAATTAACATAGCGTCTTCCATAAGTGTTAATTGTTTCCAAATCTTTCTTGTAGACTCAATCATAGATTTTCCGTAAGGTAGAAAATTACTATCATTAGCCATTCTAAAGTGTGCGATTTGGAAGTTTTCAAATTCTATCTTTCCTTTACCACTTGGCTTTTGGCCAAAATAAGGATGTGCTCCTTCAATACTTTCCAAGTAGAACTTAGTGTAGTAAGGATTTTCAGGGTCTTCTCCCTCAGAACGAATAACTTCATAAGGTGAAAGTGGAACCACATTAGTAATACCATACTTTTCACTTATGTCTAAGTGTAAAAAGAAATCACCATACTTAACCATATTACGAACCCAAGGCCATAAATTGAACTCAATGTTCATAATATCATAAAATAAATTATTTAAAATATCTTTAATATTGTCATTATCGGTCTTGATATCTACTATTTGTCCATATTCACCTTTCATAGTGGACTCGTCTGAATAAATATCCAACGCAGAAGAAACAATCGGGTCTGAATCCATTGATTCATAATCTTTAAACAATGCTAATCTCGCCGCCATAATTTGATGTACGGTCGAATAACCTGTTCCAACTAAATCTAAGTTGTTATGTAGTTTTGTGTATCTATCAACTAAATGTGATTTTACTTGTTTTTGCACTTGGTCTGTATCAGCGATTTTTAATTTTTTACCACCGACATTTCTTACGATAACATTTGTAGAAAATAATCTTCTTAATCTTCCAAATAATGTTGTATCAGCCATTTTTTACCTCACTTTTTATAAGAGCCACGTTAAGTCCTCTTTTTCTTTTCCTGTTTCCCAATCCCAACTATCATTTTTATTGATGTCGTCATTGGTGTATAAACCCTCATTGTCCATCATACGACTGAGAGTTTTCTTTGTTAATTCAACACCTTGTGTTCGTAATCTTAATGCAGTATCACGAACCCAAAGTCCAATAGCAAAAGACATTACAAGGTCATCATTGTATCCTCGCATTGCTTCTGCTCTATTATTTATATAGACGAAAGTTAATAGTTCATCAATCAAACGATTACTATGAACCACTACACTTTCCTCTCTAAAAAATTCTTCTAACTTACTAATAATTAGTGGTCTGGTCTTAGAAGTCGTTGAAAAACCCGCGACCATATTCTTTTCTTGTCTGTTGATTTTATTATTCATTTGGTGTTGAACATCAACATATTGTAAGTCTTTACTTGTATAAAATAGATTAGGATAATCCCTATCTATTACTTGTTGGATTGTTGCCCAACCAATATTATTATTCTCTATAATAAGTATTGCATCATTATATTCTGTTGCTATGGAAACTAACATATTTCCAAAATCTTTTGTGTTGATACGACCCTTATATTCTGCTACTTGTTCTAAGTTTTCAATATCAATAACGTGAAAAGCAGAATAGTCTGCTGAGTCTCCACGACCAACATCAGCACATACAATATAATTTTTTGAGTAATTAGGTGGTTCCCATATCCAACAATTACTATCAATGCCTCTTTTTTCTATTGGGTCTTTACATTGTTCTTTTCTAAGTTTTTCTAATATAATCGCATCTATTACACCAGTACCAGAAGTTAAGAAGTCACAATCACATTCTTGTGCTGCACTTGAAGGCCCAAGTAAAGTATCTTGTTCTTTCCTCCAATCTTCAGTTCTGTCTGGATGTACCGTCCAATGTAATTTGATTGGATTAAACATACCACGACCCTCTTCTGCATCTACCCAAGTTTTGTGAAACCAATTACCTACACCATTAGGTGTAGAAAGAGCGATACAACTACCACCCGTTGTAAGTGTTTGTTGTGATGCAGTCCATATCTCATCAATCTTATCAATAAAAGCAGCCTCATCAAGTATCAATAATGATAGAGCTTCTGAACGAGCTGCCTCAGGCCCACTTGATACTGCTTTAATCTGTGAACCATTCATATATCGTAGGTTCAATTTGTTGTCCTCAACACATTTTTGTTTTAACCAACTCGGTAAGTTTGCGTGCATAACACGAACTTTCGTAACCAAGTTTTTTGCCACTTCTTGTTTCGTTGCAATTACCAAGATGTTTTTATCTTGGTGAAATGTCATCATCCAAAGACCATAACCTGCCGTCAATGTGGAAATACCTAATTGTCTGGCTTTCAAAATTACATTAAATCTGTTTTGGTGAAATTCATTAACTGATTTTTCTTGAAAGTCATACAATTCAAAAGGTATTTTGCCTCGAATCGGGTGTTGTATCATACAATATTTTTTCATAAAATATGC